GCATCTGATAGTAAATCTTTTCCCGCTAGTACATAAGAAATTTTATCTTCTTGAAGCGTGAGTATGTCTGTTTGTCTAGCGTATAACTTTTGTATTGATCCAAAAGAATCTTCAAGTGGTTTAAAGTTTAAAAGTCCTAAGTTAAACTCATTAAGTCTGTTTATGTTAGACTCATCGTTATATACACCACTGTAAGTTAAGTCTGCAAATCTATGTGCTTCTTGATATTCTTGAGTTGAGGTAGTAGTAACTCTGTTCCCTAAAGCTAAAGCTTCTCCCTTTACAGAGTCTCTTATAGTGTAGCTCTCAACGCCATTTCCAAAAGAGTAACAATCAAAAAAGCCCGTGTCTATAACTGCTGGTTGTTCTGTATTTATATCTTGATTACTTCGAGTTCCGGTATGCTGTCCACTATCATCTATTGGAAAAGACAAATTATTTTCATACCATACGTCAGGTAAGGCATCAGATGGGATACTTTCAAAAACCACAACCCCTCCTGAATCAGCTCTAATAACTTCTATAGACATTGTTACTGTTGACGAAGCACCCCCACCATAACCATAAAAACTTTTACAATTATCAGTTCCAGTAGCTAAAAACCACATAGAATCATCGTCTGTATTTTTATAAAAACTATAATAATTTGTATTGAATTTTACCGGAATATATGGAGACTGATCTGTTCTAAATATTTTATTAGCAGGATCTCCAGCAGCTTCAATTCTAGGACTAAGATACACATTGCTCAATGAAGCTCCGTTGCTAGTATCTGTAATGCTGTTAGTTTGAATAAGGTTTCCAATGTTAGAGGCATTAAACCAAGTCTCAAAATTTGCATATGTAGCGTCAGCAACAAATGATTCTTGTGGAATAAAACTGCTTGTTCTAGTAGGACATTTTTTTGATCCCCTCTCTCTTACTTGTGAAATAGATATGGTAATAACAGAACCTGCGGGAATTGTATAATTTTCATATCCCGTCTTGTCAGCTTTAAAAACATTAACCCTACATCTAGCCACAGGATAACCTTCAGAAGCTCCACTTATACCAAAAGTAGCTGTGTCTGATACTTCTTGAGAGCTTCCCCCAACATCTGTAGATGAATCAACTGTAAATCCATCGGGAATAATCTGCATATAGGGACCTGCCGGAACCGTTACATATATAGGCTCTGCTACAGTCCCTGGATTTGTAGGATTTAATATTTTTAAAAAATCTTCTGATTGTACTTTTTTCTCTATAACAGTAGCATTAACACATCTATTAACTGTTCCGGATGTGTCTGATTTTACTATTAAACGTTGTCCAGTTTCTATTTTAGCAGCGCTCTCTCCATCCAACAAAAAATAAACATCATTAGCATTGGGGTCTTTAAAAAAACGCTCTGAGTATATAGTTTCGTAAGTAGACTCATTTGGTTTAATAACAAACTTGTAGAATTTAGCCCAAACAGGAGCTCTTTGTGTCCAAGGAATAGTTACTTGTATTTGATTTTGAGTAGTGGAATTAAAACAAGGTATTTGAATAGTATTATTTGGACTCACTAAAGCCGTGGATGATCTTAAAAATTCATCCATATAAACTATTCCTATTTCATAACCCCTATTACTATGAAGACTAGTAGGATTTCCAATAGAATTTAAACTTGCAACTTGAGAAATAACTTTAAAGTATTCATAAACATCACCATTGCCTGGAGGCGCAGCAGGGTTTTGTACAAATCTCATCGCTGGAATTTGTAATTGAATTGATGTAGTACCAGGAGTGTTGTTTATTATTTTAATTGGATCCCCTGAAGCATCAATTCCACTTTGAAATTTAGTAACCGTTCCTGAAGCTGTAGTTAAAGTATTAGGAACAAAACAATTAAATAAATCAGTTAATGTAAATCCATTGCAAGATGTGTCTCCAGATGCTGCGTAAACAGGTTTTATATTTGCAGATGTACCTATAGAATTTTTAAAATCTTGAGATTCTACTAATTCATATAATGAATCAAAGCTTTCGGGAAGTAAATAATTAAACTGTAAATTAACATTTTCCGTTTTGGAGGTAGGTGTCGGAGACCCAGAGAAAGAAGAATTCTCAAAAACAATAAAAATATTAATAGCAGAGCCTAATATAAATTCTGTTAATGGATTTACTCCAATAAAACTAATATTTATCACTGAACTACCTACAGAAACAGTACTGCCAAATGTATAATTTCCGCTTAATACAGTAGCTTTTAAATTTTTATTAGAAATCTCTCCTTGAATTAAATCAGCGGAATATTGTAATTGTATAGGATCATTAAATACATCCTTTAAGTCATAACCCTCAATATAGTTACCATAAACCAATCTATTGCCCATAACAGTTTGAGCTTGAGCAAGTAACGGAACGTTATCATAAAGTCTCAGTAGCTCTGACGCTGGAAGAACTGTAAATATTTTGCTATTGTTAAATTCAAAAGAATACAATTGATTATCTGCATAACCTAAACGATCTTTATTTAACTTATCAATAACCTTAATTGTGCTATCAGAAGTTTCTTTATATAAAATTTGTATTGATTTTACCAAAGAACTTCCTGAATTAAAAGATACATCAACACCTGTGATAGTGTTAATCATTCCCTCATTTAAATTTGTGGAAAAACTATAATTGTAGGATGCTGGATCAAATGCAGATTTAGACCATTGTGAAGTAGCGGAAAATTCGCCATTTCCATATTGATATCTATAGGCAAAACAAATAAATCGTTCTTTTAAAAAATCATCACTATTATTGGGCTGAACTTTTAATGTCAACAAAGGAGAAGATGTAGGAGGTTTTTTAATAACCATCAACTCTTCAGCTGTTATACCATCAACATTATAAAAAGGATTAGGATAGTTTTGTAATATATTAATAACTCTTGGAGGGTTGAAGTTATCTGTAAAAAACAACAAGTCATCTACCAAGTCAACAGCTGTAATTAAATGTGTTGCGTTAAAGTTTAGAGTTGTGCTTCCGCCAGAACCATCATTAATGCTAATAACATGATAAGTTAAATTTTCTGTGGTAGGATTAAAAGAAACAATTAAATCTATTTTACCCGTAGGTCCAACAAGAAATGCTGGATCGTGAACAAACCAGTATATTCTATTATTCTGTCCATCTTCATATACGCCTAAACATCTAGCTTGACTGCTTAATAATTGAGCTCCTGATATTGATCCTGTTTCCTCATACTGAAGCGAGGTCATCTTGGTGTTACCCTTAGAGTTTTCTACTGAACCAATCTCAGACCCTTCAGTTGATCCTAGTCTTACATTTAATGCGTCCTCATATTCGCCGTTTGGTATAAGCCTTTCGTCAAGAGACTTATTCATTCTCCCTGCGATAAAATTTCTCTGAATATTTGCCATTCTATTTAAGCCACTTGTTTTGTCCTCTCATGCTCATTAAAAGTCTTCCTGGATGAATATCACTTATTCTAATCTTTGCATTTCTCAATAAAGAACTTTTATCTTTTCTAGCTCTGTTTATTATATACTCTTGTACACCAAATTTATTATTTAATATTTCATATTTAATATAAGCATATAAATAATCTTCAAATAATTTATTTACACTTACTAGCGAATCATTACCATTTTCCATGCCATCACAAACATACTCTAATACACACTGCTGATTAGCCATCGTAGAGTCAAAATTAATAACACCTGCCTTCTTATCTATTCTAAAGGTAGGATTAGCGTTAGCAGTTTCAGTGTTTAGACCATATCTAGCTCCAATATTATAATCTCTCCATGTGTCGGGATTATCTGGTGAGACATTTGACCCATCATTAGAATTGTTTTGATTTAGGTATATGCTTTGTTGTGATCCATTAACTCTTTCAGTGTCTAATGTTGATCCTGCGGTCTGAATTGTTCCGTCTGCATTAAAGCTTAGAGTACCCGTTGCGCTCTGCAAATACGATGCAGCTGAGTTTACTTGTATGTTCTCAGTAAGTGGTCTTAAAAGGCCGTTCTTGTACAAAGAAATTCTTACCCAGTTTACGTAATCAGAGGGTAGAGTAAAGGTAAGAGTATCAAATACCTTTAACTCTAACGCTTTTATTTCTTTAAAGGCATCATAGTTGAGTTCTTGTATACCACGTTTAGTGTGAAATAAAATCTTATACCTTTCCTCGTTGTTTACTAATGAGTGATTTCCATCATACATTAATAGAAAATTATTAACTATATCAGTTAATGGAACATACTGAAAAGAACCCCAATTAGCATTAGAAGGAGCTGCTCCAGCATTGTCGTAATATTGATATTCAGATAAGTATGCCATTAGTTTTCTTTTTGTTCTTCCATTTGTTCTTGCTCTGCACCAAACTGCGCCTCTTGTATATCTCTAATTGACATACCAGCATACTGTAGTATTTTAAATACAAGTGATGTTTCATCATCAGGAGATAATTCAAAATCTTGAAAGTCTGCATTACTCTGATTAAACGCAGGGTCTCCATTAGCTACATTTAAATAAGTCCAGTTTGGTTCTTTTGGGTAACGTATGTATTGAGCTTGTACATCTGTCGGTCCATTAAACTGAGCAGGAAATATTGTTATAAAAGAACTCTGTAAGCTATAAGCAGGATACTCTAAGGTAGGTGATGTTAAGTTAGAAAGATTTAACATAGTAATTTTACTATTAGAAACTTTTTCTGCTTCTCCCTGGTAAACACCACCGCTAGAACACAAAACTTTATTTATTAAATAATAGTCGTCACTTGTAGTGGTTTGAGAAGGTAAAAAATATTGATTTAATAAATTTTGAGTTAGCGTTTTTGTTTCTGAAAACATATCGATAACCTCTTCGTAACCTTTAGTGATATTGGCATACCCCGTGCCCGAAAGCCGAGCATTTTCTTTATTTATTAATTGATTGTATTGATAGAAATAATCATCGAATATATCTAGCTGCGCTTGTTTAGCAAACAAATTAAAATCTTGCGGTGAAATATACCCGTAATTATTTTTATTAAGGATTGCCAAAACTGTATTTCGTACAGAATTTATCATTGTTATTCTTTTACACAAAGATAAGCAAAAAAAAAAGAGGTCAATTTTTGTTGACCTCTCCTTAAATAAACTGTTGTTAGTATAATTATGCGTTAACAATACTTGTAACTGCTTTTGGAAGCGCTACATCATAATAGGGATTCGTCCAAGAGGTAGTTAAAGAATTTTCAACTGCATTTTTAATAGCATCATAAACATCATGCGCAACCTGAGCTGCAGTAGTTATTGTAGTTGTAGTTCCATCAACATAATCGACAGTCACAGTAGTTGCTGTCGCAGTAGCTGTTCCAATGTTTTTAATACCATTTACACTGATCAATTGGCCTGTAATTGGCGCGTTTGATACATAAAGAAATTTAGTCATCTTTCAAAAAATTTATGTTTTATATGAGAATATTCTCATCACAAATATACTAAAATTAAAAACACACTATTTACATACTCTTTATCAAGCCTGATAAGTGTTTCAGCACTTCTATACCTTCATCATTCTCAAAAAATGATGCTACCATGTGTGTAGGTTCTTCACCATAAGGTACATTAAGCATCTTCTTTTTATTAGAAGGAGTATTAAACCAAACTTCTTTTTCCTTATTTCTCATTTGCAATAAGTTTTTATCAAAGAAACTTT